GCGCAGTGGTTACCGTAGGTTCGGAACAGGTGCGTGCCTGGGATGATCGCTTTCTCAATGTCGCCGGTGCGCTCTAGGACAGCCTCGAGCTCCTGCTTGACCGTCGGCGCCTGCTTCCACCGGATGCGCGGATGTCGGCTGATGCTGCCACCGTCCAGAATGTCGCCGTTAAGAACGACGGCTTTAACCTCGCCGCCAAGCTCCGTGATGAGATTGCACAGCGCCTTGTGAGCCACTGGGACTACGCCTGGGGAGTAGTGAGCGTCCGAGCCCACCAGCACTACTCCGTCGTGTATCTCCAGCCGGTTGACGTCCCGCCGCGAAGACATGATCGCGCGCAGAGCTGTTGGGTCGTGCTTTGTGGCTTTGGGACTATTGGATATTAAATTGATGCCATATCGGTTTTCGATGGCATCACGTCTTGAGTAGATGGCCCGCAGGCTAACCCCAAGATTCTGACTCATGCGGACTGGCGAACCTCCAGCCGCGTTCCACGCCGCTATGAATTGCTCATCCCTTTTTTTGCTTGGATGCCCCATCATGTTCCTTGAACAAGACCAACTCAAGGACGTTGATAACCCCGTGCTCAGCGGCATCTAATTGTTCTGGGGCTGCGCCACGGTCTTGTGCAATGGCGATCAACTCATGGAGGAAAACATGAAGCACTTCATGCAGCGCCGTCTGGGATAGCGACTGGCTGTTTATTGGCGTTTCGCCAAAGTCGCCAAGTCTGTAAGTTGCAAGTTTGGCCTCTTCATTGAACTCCACAGAGGCCATCGCATTTTTTGCTGGCTTGGTTCCTCGCTCTATACGCCAGCGTTGCAGACACAAGAGCTTCTGCCAATGTTTAATGAAGGCATCAAATTCAACAGCCTGGTCTTGGCTCGGAGTGTTTTGATGCTTCATACATTTAAAGTAAAGCAGCCTCTGCCATTCTTCGCTTTGTTAGGCCAGGCAAAACCCTGCCAGCGGCCTTATTCCACTTCACAATCTCTTCTTTGGCTCCAGGCCAATCCTTAGCGTCAATCCGCTTTTTAAAGGTAGAGATGCGGTAGTTGCCCAATCCGACGTTGTAAGAAAAACTTATGACAGCAGCAAGTCGGCTAGAAGGCTCCTTGATAAGCCCGGGGGACAGCTTTAACACACCAACACAAAAGTAAAGAAGATGCTTCTCAAGCTCAGCTTGGGACTTCTCAACAGTCCAAACCGTTCCCTTGTTAATGTCAGGGCCGGTACACCCCCATCCGATAGTCCAAGGGTCTCCATTTGTCCCAGGATCAGGATAGGCGGTGCAATCACCGTTTGGCAGACGCTTGGCGTAGCCCTCAAAGGGCTTGACCAAGACGTCGCCAGCCAGTTTGATGGCCTCAGTGGTCACTTCTGATACTTCTCGATGCTGCGGCCAACGAACCAAAAAGTTAAGCACATATTGAGCATGGCGAAGTCGTCCTCATCCCATACACGAGTGATGACTTCAGACCAGTGACCACCAGACTGGAACGCCATGTAGATGGCTGAAGCCTTAACCGCCGCATACATGAAAAACAATGCCCAAGTGATACCCGGACGGACTAGCGCAGAGATGGCAGACACCACCCAACCAGCTTCTTTAGCGGTTGTGGCCTGTTCCTTAAAGGCTTCCTTGATGGCGTCGAGTTGGTTGACGCTGTAGTCAACGTACCGCTCTTCCATCTTGAATTGACCACGCATCTTCTCCAGATCGGTCTGAAGGCTGAACATGGAGAGTTCATGTTTGCGCTCGTTGCCCTTGTCCAAGAACTTTAGAACTTCCGGTGCGAGCCGGAACAAGCCGCCGAATATAGAGCCAAGCAAGCCGCCGCTGAGAATTTCAAACATATCAGATCACCATCGCGTAAACCATGAGAGAAGTTCCAAGTCCACCGACCAGAACACTCACCCACAGCAGTTGAACCATCACTGCAAGAATCGCAGCAGACGAGAGAACGATAGAGAGCTGGAGAGCCATACCCGCGTACGAAAACCAGGGACTCCGTGTCTTGGCGATGTCGCGAGCAGCCTCAGATAGCCGAGCCTTCTCAGATATCTCCTCCATGTCGGCTCTCTGCTTCGCCTCTTTCTCAGTTTCCCCAGAGGTCTCATAGATCGTCGCTCTTACGTTCTTGGCTTGATACCAGGCCCAATAGTTGTTTGCTTGAATCGTGTTGTTCAGGACTTTGGAGGAGTTAGACCCACCAAACATCCCATTCACGGCCAGGATCAGCGCAAAGATAGAGATCGTGATCGCAGCCCATTGTTTGACATACGCCTCTCTCTCAGAGCGAGATATTGTGTTCGGCAGGACTCTCAAAATCCACACTCCTTAGAAGACTTGCAATGGCCCCATCCTAGATAGGCCATGTATGCCATCGCCCCAATGATGACAACGATGAGAGTCGCTCCAACAAGAGCCTCAATCATCTCTGTCATCTGCTTTTTCCTGCGGGCGGCGGCTTCCTTCTCACGTTTGGCATCGAGTGCGTCATCCCGATTCATCTGGGCCACACGAATTTGGATGTCCTGCCAAACATCAGCATTGCCAGTCTGGAAGAACATCATCTTTAGCTCTTCCTCAAACTGGCGCTGTTGCATCAACTCCAGCTCGACCTGGATAGCGGCGCCCATGTTTGAGCCGCCCTTCTTCTTGGCTTGAGTGACCGCCTTCGTCGCCTCGTTCTTAGCGTCGAAATACTTACCCAAAAGAGGCCCAAGACTGCGAACATCATCAACAGTCTTGGATGCCTTCTTGATTAGGTTGACCGCTGACGATACAGCAGCCAGAGCGGTCAGCGGATCGACCATGCTACAACTTGGTCACTAGACCAATCAGAAGAATAATGATCGCCCCTGCGCTGGCAATCAGGATTTGCTCTAGCCGCTTAAGACGAGCATTGATGCCAGCGTATCGCTCGGCACAAACAGCTTCATGCACGGATAGGCGTGTGTCAACTGTATCCACCACGATCAAACTCCATTGAAAAACATGAAGAAATTGCCGCCACCACCAAGACTGGAAGCACTATACGCAATGTCCTTGACGTAGAAGTAGTCGGGTGAAGACCCAGTAAACGACAACCCGATGTTGTTGCCACCGTTCGTGCTGTTTGCTCCAACTGCACTAGATGCAGTCTTGATCGTAGCCCGTTGCCCCGGAATGCTGGTGTACCACCGCACCACAGAACCAGATGCACCTGAGTAAGTGAAGTTGGTTGCTTCTTGCGTGGTTCCTGCCCCGAAGATCAGGAATGTTCTTGCACTATTGGTTAGTGTCGTGAACTTGTTGCTTCCGTTGATCGTCAACGGGCTTGTTGTGCCGCCAGTAGAAGACACAGTGCCAAATGTCATGCCTCCACCGTTGAATGATTTGGCTGCAGTGGATGACAGATTTATTGTTGACGAAGATGCATTAAAGGTTAGACCAACAGGAACAGTTGTTCCAAAACCAATTGGTGATGTGCCATTTAATGTGAGCGTGCTTGTTCCGAGCGTAATAGTGCGAGCAACGGAACTGCCTGAAGTCAATGAGACTCCTGTCACATTGTAGTTTTGCGTATCGTATGTTCCAGATGTAACAGTAATGCCTCCGGCAGTGTTCGTGAAAGCATCTCCGTGCCTAAAAACACATGATGGATTATTTACCGTAAATCCATTTCCAAGCGATACGCCTGCTGTTGTAAATGTCTGTGTCGAAGTTCCCCGAAAAGTCCAAGAAGCAGATGCTGTAGATGTGATTCCTGATCCATAAGTAACATTTCCGTAGATGCTTATTTGGCCTGTTCCGGCCAATGTCATTGCACTTGTGCGACCAGAGGCATCAATGGTTCCTACATTCCACGCAGCATCAAGCGTTACCGTTCCTGCGCTTCCCGGATTAGTAAATGTTGCGGTGTCTTGAGCCAATGGAAAGTTATTTGCCACAGGAGTCCCGGTAGACGTTGTGGCCCACCCGGTTGCCGACCAGTTCTGAGTCCCGGCAAGATTCCAGTAGACCGTCTTAGCCGCAGGGAACGTAATGCCGCTGTTGCCGCCACAGTTCCCCAAACGGGTGCCGGTCGTCCAGTTAGCCGCCCCCGCCGCTGCAATGTCACGGAAGTCGATGTCACTCAATCCAGTAACCGTGGCCGCTGTGATGGTGCGCTGTGTGCCGGGGGTATCACTAACAATCCCAAGGCGCTGCGTAACCGATGTGCCGCCGCCAAGAGCAAGCGTGCCGTTAATTGTTTGATTGCCTGCAATATTGATGTTTGCAACACCTGTTGCAGTTGGCGATGTAAAAGTAAGATTATTAAATGTGTTATTACCAAAAATATTTGTTGTGCCGGAAAATGTGACGTTGTACCAAGTAAGCGCCTGGCCTGCAAAGCCAAACGATACACCTGTACCAGTTATGGTAATTGTTGAAGTCCCTGCGCTAACAGTAAAAGTTGGAGCAGTTGTGCCACTAGACCCAAAAGAGTTCAAAGAAACCACACTTGATCCAAGTGTCAAAGAAAATGCACCTGTATTTGAAACAGATATAGTGACATTTGAAACAGTAAAGTTTTTATTATTTGTATCCAACCCGCCAGATGTTGCTGACCAGTTGGTAACAGTAGTATTGTCCGCAAGTTTTACTGATGCATTGTGTCCGTTACAGACAATTGCATTGATTGTATTTCCTGCGCTAGTAAGATTTTGCGTCACACGCCCTGCAAATGTTGACGAAAAACTGGTAGTCGTCATTGATGCAGTAAGCGTCACATCTCCATAGACAGTCGGAGTAATAGAAAGCGTATAAGCGTTGGTCTTGGTAGATGTGAGCGTACCAAGGTTGTAGCCGCTGCCACCAGTTATCGAACTTCCGGTATTCAACCCCGTGTCATCAATGATCGCGGTGTCTTGAGCAAGCGGGAAGTTTGCCGTACTTACAGACCCGCCTGAACCAGTAGCCCAAAAGTTTCCTTCCCATGCACCGCCGCCTGTGCTGTTCCAATAAACGGTCTTTGCGCCCGGGAACGTGATGTTGGTGTTGCCACCGCAGTTACCCAGACGAGTTCCAGACCAAGGCGAAGAAGTACCCGCAACCGTGATGTCGCGGAAGTCAACATCGGTCAGTGCGGCGACCGTGCCGACCGTTAGTGTGCGGGTAGTCCCAACCGTGTCGGAGCGCAAGAAATAACGATTAACAGATGACTGTCCTGCAATAGTCAGCGTTCCGTTTATGGTTTGATTGCCCCATACAGCAACGTTAGACACCCGTGCAGCGGCAGGGGTTGTAAATGTTAGATTGTTGAACGTGTTGTTGCTGTAAATGTTGCAAGTGGTTACTGCATTGCTGCTAAACGTGACGTTGTAGAACGTGTTTCCGGTGTAGTTTGAACCCCCTCCAATAGACGCGGTTACCGCAGAAAATGTGATATTTGAAGTGCCTCCATTAATTGTTAATGGGGCATTTCCGCCAATAGTTGACGCGCTAACTGTGGATGCACCAAGGGTCAAAGTTCCTGCTGTTGTTCCTGAGGCCGCGGCTATGGTTCCACAAGTTAAATTTTTGCTGTCTGTATTGAATGTTCCGGCATTGATCTGTATTTGAGATGTTCCGTTGTTCAGTGCATCCTGAAGCGTGTATGTTCCAATACCAGAAAAAATTATTACTGAAGCAAGCGTTACTCCATTGGTGGTAATGGCGTGACTTCCAGTGCCGTAAAAATTAATAGTGCCAGTGAAAGTTCTAGTTAATCCCGTGGCAGGCAATGTCATATTGCCATAAATAAACAAATTTTGGTTTCCCGCAAGCGTCAAATTTCCAGACGCAGGGCCGCTGATGGTGACATCTCGGCAGACAGTCGTGCCATTGGAGATCGTGACCGTGTAACCCGTGGCGTTAGACGACGAATCAAAGATCACATCATCGTCAGCCGCAGGAGCGCGTCCCGCAAGCGTGGTACGGGCAAGGTCGGTGTACCAGTTGGTTGCGTCAAAGCCATCCCAAGTACCCGTGCCGCCACCCCAGTAAAGCGTTGCCATATCAGCCCACCTTGGCGTACTTCACGCCATCAATCTCGACGTACTCAGTTTCCGGCTCAAGCTGCGGAGGGTTGTCCATGAAGGCAACCCAGTTGTCCACGCGCTGCTGCATCATGGCTTCAATGTCGGCCTGAGAAAGCGTGTGGTCATCCGGCAGCGTGATGGCATCACGGTACACACCGTGGCGAGTTTCGCGTTCAAAGTCGATCTTGATCATGGTTTAAGCCTGCGTGGTTACAGCGATCACATCCCACCGAGTGTTGGCGGCGTTATAGATGCACCCGACATAGGTCATCTTGTTTGCTGTGGTGGCGGTTGGTAGCGTCACACCAATTGCCGTATATGTGGCATTCCAGGTGAGGGTGCGCGTCGTGCCATTGTCCAAGATTCGGAACACCAATTTGTTGCCGTCCACAGGGGTTCCTGTTGGGGCATTGATTGTCAACCCAGCAGCAAGCGCAGTAAATGCATACTGGTCAAATGAACTGACATCAGGAGTGACTGACGAGGCTGATGCGGTGCTTGAAACGCGAGCATCAATACGCTTGTTCGTTAGCGTTTGTGTTGCATCAGTTCCAGCAACCGTCGTGTTCACATCTGGGAGCGTCAGAGTCCGACTTGCGGTCAGAGTCGTTGGCGTCAGGGTGACTCGATAAGAAGAGGAGCCTCCAGCCCTACCAGCAACGATAACCCCATCTTGTGTAGATGTGGCAGTACCGAAAGTCTGGCCTGTGGCGTTGTAAAAGGTATTAGCACCCGTGAAAGCGTTATTTGCCGATGTGCTGACGTTTCCGGCAGAGGCCCAGCTCAGCACTCCAGAGCCGTTCGTTGAGAGAACCTGGTTCGCCGTGCCATCTGCGCTAGGAAGCGTCCATTGCACATTAGAAGCGATGGAAGCAGGAGCGATAAACCCGACATAGTTCGTGCCATTGTCGGTGTCTTCGTACAGCTTCAGATCGGCTCCAGAGGCCGAAGTACCCTTGGCCGCAAGCGTTCCCACAACCGTGATGTTGTCACCCGCAGCGCCGGACTGGAAGTCCTTGAGCTGGGCCATAAGCTCACGAATGGCATCGTTGATACCACTCGGGGCACAGCCCTCCGCTATGTTGATTCCATCAATGTCGGTGTTATCACCAGCGGTAGTCGAAAACTCTGAGATTTTTGCGCGTGGCATGATTTATTCCAATCCAAATGCAGTTCCGAGACCACCAGCAAGAGCCTTCTTCTTCAGCTCCTCTGACAGGGGTTCAACCGTGGCCTGTGTTGCTCTACGCATCATCTTGGCAGCGAGTTGAGGATCAAGCATTGCGTCCACTAAGAGCTGGCGAATAGCATCGTCTGAGCCGTTGTAGAGCCAATTCATCGGGGCCACCACCTTGGCGAAGGCTGGAGGAACCTCTCCGAACATTTGCTTTCCAACAATGCCCCCGATTATGTTCGCGGTACTCAAATTTTTAAAGGTGTCTGAACCCGGAACTTTGGTGGCTCGAGCCAAGACGCCAGAGTCAATGTCCTGAGAAACACGCTGTAAGACCGCGAGTTGAGTCTTGGACAGCTTTGTGTCTTCTGCTGCGGCCCTGATAGCCCTGGTGAAAGAAGGCTGAGAGATAAGGTATTCCCCGATATTTGACGGATCAGGGATCGTTGACATTACCTTCCCACGGAACTGCTGGGCAGCTTCCATACGCTCAATGCCACGGCTAGACTTAGCATACTTATCAAGGTAATCCTTGTACCCAGGTGCAGCGGCATCAATCGCATCATCAACAGAGCGAATGACTTGCTCTAGTTCGCGCTTGGCAAGACTGTAAGCAGCACCCTCTTTGTCCAACAATCCTTGAGCGGCATCGCGGAGGTCTTTACGAACCTCGTACATACGCGCAGGGGTGGTTCCACGGGCCAATTGATCTTTGGCCCAGTTCATCGTTTTGATGACCGTTCCACGAGCGCCAACATCCGATTGGAGGATGTCGTCAATCGTCTTATTAACCGTCAGAGCGGTGGCAGACTGGAATGTCTCAGGAGAAACATTCTGAGCCTTCAGGAAGGCTTCCTCACGCAATGGAGATGTCACCTCATCGCGCTTGGACATTGCCCTTTCAAGCGCATCCTTATCCTTGGCAAGACGATCAAGGATCGCCATCCGAGCGCGGTTGGCTTCGACCTGTTGCTGGGCAAACTTGCCAGTCTGGTCAAGGCCGCGGATAGGAGTCTCAGCAGATGCCAGACCGATATCTCGCGTGGCTTGTGCGGTTGTGGGCCGATACCCAGCAATCGGAGCCTGATAGCCCTCAGCGGCAATGATTGCGCGTTCCGCATCAGAGGCCAAAGACCGAAGAACATTCCCGGCGATCACCTCCCGGCCAGCTTCTGTGCCAGGCCGAACGATCTCTCGAGCAGCCCTCCCTATAGCCTGACCACCACCCGTAGAACCTGGGATCATTGCGCCACCAAGCAGACCAGCGGCCAACTGAGCGCCAGTCCCGCCGCCCATTTCTTTGACTGCTTCGGTAGCAGAAGCAGCAGTTCCACCAGCCAATACCTGAGCCAATGGGCTTTGAGCGAGCGTCTGTGCAGTTTGCCTAGCTGTTGGAGTCGTTAGCAATGGAGCAATGGCTTGTGCGCCCCTTGCAGATGCTCCAGCACCAGTCATTGCTTGAGCGATGGACTGAACACCCTGCTCCATTTGAGTCTCAGGCTTAGGAAGTCCAAGAATGTCGGCAATGATCTGTCCAGATCGAGTCGCAGAGATTCCGCGCTGCTGAAGAGTCGGGATATTCGCTCCCATCTTCTGAGCCAAACCGATACCCACATCCGTCAATGCATATGGGACATTGGCAACCATCGATGGAAGTGCCATCCCGCCTTCAATCCCGGCCCGAGCAGTCAGACCCAACTGGCGCAGGAGTTCTTCTGCCCGAGACCGTTGAGGTTTTGGAGACTCGCCAGCCATGACTTGCAGTGCGGCTGTTGAGACATCCTCCATCCGACCCGCAGCGATAGCTTCAAGGTCTTTATCGGAAAGTTTGGACAAGTCCATTATTGCCCCCTACGACGGCGCTCAAGCTCTGACCTAGCCTGAGCAGCAAGATCGCCTGGCGCTTGTTGAACCTGTGTTGCTCGACTCAAAGCCTCAGTCAGAGGATTTTGCAGCAGAGAACCATCTCCACCCATCTGTTTTGAGATGCTGGCATACGGAGCTTTTTGCTGTTCCAGAGTCTGAGCGCGGGACTTGACCTGTTCAGTAACAACCGCAAGAAGTTGATTCCGCTCTTCAGGAAGCAGGGTTTGTCCGCTAAACGCCTTCTCTGCGTAAGCCTTTACGCTTTGAGGAATAGACCTATTTCCAAGAATCGTGGCCTTGTCGCCTTCCTGCACCGCACCAGACGGATCGTAAATCTTGCCGACTGCGTAAATCAATGCGCCATCAGCGGCCTTATTTCCTTGGTTACCCATCCGAACAGCATTGACTGCAGCGGAATAGCGATCAGCCACTTCCATTGCGCCAACATCTTTCAGAACACTGCGCCAATCGCCGAGGATTCCTGACTGGGCCCTAGCAACCGCAGTCGGGTCTTTCAGATCAACCGCTACACGAGGAGCCTTACGCTCTTCCTTGCGATCAATGTATTGTTGAATTTGTCCACGCTGTTGAGTTGATAGCTGACTCACAGGAACATTGATCCCAAGAACTTGCATCGCCTCAAGAACCTCTCCAGCAGGCTTCTCCGCTTTTGGTACACCGGCGATAGGAGCAAACCCTTCCGGCCCCATCTCGTAAATCTGTTGACCCTCGCTAAGAGTAACTCGCTCAGGAGCATTCAGCTTGCGGAAGGCTTCGATGGTCGGCAGAACCTTCCCGGCCACATTCGGAGCTTGCGTCAGAAGCCGCTGAAGCGTGTTCATGTCGATCTTGGGTTGGCCGACTCGCACACCCTCACCAACCCGCTGACCCATGATGTCTTCACCATAGATTTCTTGGGTTGCGCCAGGACGGAGAATCTGCGGCAGAAGAGCTTGCGCGGCTTGTTGCTCTGCTCGAGCGCGCTGCTGTTCTTGAATCTGCTCCTGGATCATCCGATCCCGCATAGCCTTGTCATAGGCTCCTTGGTAAGCCTGCTGGCCTGCGGCTACACCCTGCGCCAGAAGTTGACCCACACCGCGACGCTGAGGACTAGGCCCAGCCCCAGCAAGTAAGGATAGGCCAACATTCAAGAGTCCTTGTTGTTGGGCTTGTTGCCGGAGACGAGCCGCTTCATCCTCTCCATAAAGAGCATTAGCGTAACTCGGGCTTTGTCCAAAAAGTTGAGCAAAAAGTTCATTCATATCACCCACCCAAAAGGCCAAGGAGACCGCCGCCAATCGCGCCTACAGGCCCGAACATCTGACCACCAGCCAGAGCGCCACCAAGAGCGCCAGCAGCGCGGTT